CCGCTGGACTTCTTCTTCCGTAAAATCGAGGGCTGGCTCAGTCATCGTAGTCATCAGGACCAAATTCTGCCTCTACGTCCAGAATCTCACCCTCAAACTCCACACTTGATGTGTATTCTGCGTCCTCTACCTCTTCGATTTCGATAATCTTGGTCAGTTTACTACGTAACTTCTCACGTAGATCTTCGGTAGACTGATGCGTTACGGTGACCTCTGACTTCTCAGCAAACAACCCTACATCGGAGATCTTACCTAGAAGCTCCAAAGCTCTCATTCTGATGCGTGGATCTTGGTTTTCTGACTCTATAAGTAGTTTGTTAGTAACTAAATGGCGTATCTGGACTGCGCTTTCTGCAACAGAGTGTCCGAACTGCTTTAGGATTGTATCGGTCAGCACTAATGCAGGTGGCGTTATCTTAGCTGCCTTGGCATTCGATACTGTTTTTGATGTTTTCTCAGGGTCGTCGGCGTAGGCCACTGCTAGTTTTGCGGCTACCTCTTCGTCTTCGCTGGTAGGCTCTATATCCAATCCGTGTTCTGACAGTTCCAATGCAGTATTACAAGCGGCTTCGGCTCGCTCTTTCAAATCCATATTCGTTACTCCGTCTTCCAACGGAATGCCGATCTCCGGTTTCAGAAGCATCGTCATGTATTCGCTGACCCGTGGTCGTTTTGCGAAATATACAGTAGAGAAACACAGAGGAAAAGCGTGAATATTTGAAATGTTACTTTTTTTATTTTAGTGGCATATAAGTTTTTAGTTGTAATTTGTTATATGTGAGTAACTAAAAATGAAAAGGATTAAGCTCGCATAGCTTAGTCCCGCAAAAAATTTTTCTTTCAAAGTAGTTTGGGACTCCAAAGGGGGGTGTTTCCATATATGAGGGGGGTGGGGGTCTGAAATGGAGAAAAAACCGATTTGTTTGAGAAAATTAGTAATATACAGGCGTGTGTGTAGCTGCAACGCACAACGGGTCATGGGGGTGGGGTGGGTAATGTTATAACCAGTTATAACAAAAGTTGCGTGTAACTTCTTATATGTTACAATGTACGGAATCCCGGTCATGTCGATTCGGGTATAAACGAGGAAAGTAATATGGCTTCTACATACAACAAAAAACAGTTAGCGGAATTGACTGCATTCGCAAAAGGCGAAGAGGCACAATCTGGCAGAGCTGAAAAACTGAACGGCGCGGGTTTCCGTTTCGAGGATTTCCGCAAATCGCATGAAGACTGCAACGCCGATAATTTCGCCGTATGCCGCGAGGCAGTGATTGCCGGTATGCCAGCTGCGAAGCGGAATCTACTGGTCACGCCAGCGAGCGAGCTACCCGTGCATATGCGAGCGGACCGGCGGCAGGCACAAATGGCAGTCGGAGCCTATATGGGTCGCGCCTATAAAATGCTGAAAAAACTGCAGACTGAGGCTGGTGGCGAGGGCGAGACTGAGACAGAGCTGGACAAAATTAAACAGCTACTTGCCGGTTTGTTACGCCGCGCCGGTAAAGAGGATTCTGGTGTACCGAAAGAAGTAATCGCGATTCTCAACAAGGCGGCAAAAGCATTCGGTTAACCTTCAATCACATAGGACAATCAAGGGAGCTTTGGCTCCCTTTTTTGTGTCTGGCTTTTCTATCCATATAACACCTCACCAGATCTAATTTATCCAGCCTAGTTATCCACAGGCAGCAGATAGCTCTGATAACAGTTCCCTTGTT